CAGTAACTCCTTCTTTATCACGTTTAGTGCATACAACTCTAGTCCTAAGTTGACCGCACTTAGGGCAAGGACAATAAGTTTGATTCATCTGGATCGTAAATTTTCTCTGGTTTTTTGTCTTTCTTTAATTTTTTCTTCTTGCCTGATTTCTTTGTAACAGGAAATAAAACGCTCTAAAGCAGTTAACTGACTTAAAGTTGCGTTTTTTATGTAATCTCGGCTTACTTGTACAGGGTCAATTTGTTTTTTCATGGAGCTGGAACGAGGATGTGTTGTGCGTGTTCTGACCTTCTACCATCAGGCCATTTAACGCCGTAGTAATAACAAATACGATCTCTTTTGTTATGTTTCTCTATGACCTTGATAACTGTTCCAATGTTGGAATCGATTGTCAGGCAAACTCCTATGCTGCCTCTTTTCTTGTTGACTTGATCATTGATCTTGAATTTCGGTGATGGCATTTTTGTTTAAATAGATTTGAACGAGCTTTTTTTTGCTGTAATGAGCGTTTGTGTCGGCTAATGATCTTAGCTTTCGACTTGGTAGATCCTCTAAAAACCTTTTGAATCCGTCATATGGTTTGGGACTTTTATAAACAAAACCTGATCCTAGAAAATCAAAAAGTTTCTTCATTTAAATCTTTGGGTTCTTTGCCCTCAGAATAGGTAGGCGGTTGATTTAATTCTTCACATCTCAACTTTCTATATAGTCTGTCTGGAAGAAGATTGGCAATTTGTGCGTTTTCCTTTGAACCAAATAATCTGATTTCTCTATTCTCTTGTGCTTTCTTCTTTCCTTTAGCTCTTCTCGTAACAGTCTCTTGCCAATTTTGATCATCTTCTTCTTCTAGTTCTCCATAAACTTCAGGAAAAGTTTCTTCAAGAAATTTAAAAACAAGTTCTTTAACGAATAAGCTAGGAGATTTTTCTAGTTCACTTTCAACGTATGAAACAAATAGGCTTCCTCTTTTGGGGGGCAATAACGATTGAATCATATATTGCCCATCTTTTCGTGGGTTAAGATGTTTCATCCAAAATACATTTTGACTTACATTAGTATATTAGTGTAGAAAAGACAATTTATTCATAGTTAACAGCCTTTAAAACTTCGATACTTTCTTCCAGTTTTGCCAGTATTGTCAGTGAATTGAGAGAATCAAGTTTACGATTGATTTGATTTAGTTTTAGTGAATCACCAAAAGCTTCACTTTGTTCTTGTGTGATTAATTCATAACAACGATGGATACGTTCTAAAGGTTTATCTTTGTAAGAATCAGTTTGTCTTGCAAACTTACTACCAACAATTAAAGATAAAAGTTGATTTAAAGCTCTTTTTTGTTGATTCATCCTTTTGCCTCCATTTTCTGTTGCCATGCCTGTGCATCTCTTTCTTTAGCTGTATAGCCATAGGAGTCTGAGGTCTCTTCATCACTAGGTTCGTAATCAAATTGCTTGTCAGCTTCAGTTACATATTCATCAATGATGTCATGTACAAAAGAAAACTCTTGATTAGGCTCATAGCGATCTTTATCCTCATGATTAAGTTCATCAAGTTCTTCTGTTAGATCTTGAACCCTTGCGTAAGGACAAACCCATTGTTTTGTTTGTTCCTTTAACTCAGTAGTAATAGAAGATAAAGCCTTACGAAGCTCACTTGCATGAACTTGAGGATTATGCCTTATGAAAGTTTCTGTTTGAAGGCTATGGTTGATAGCGTCAGTACAGAGCTTGATTAGAGCTTTTAGCTTTTCAGTTTCGATTGAAACTTTAGGAGAGTAGGTTTTTGTTGTTTCCATTGGTTTAAAAAAGAAGGGTCATAGGAATGACCCTGTATTGATTTAAAAGTTAGGTTCTACTTCGATTTTTCTAGGATTGATATTGCCAAAGCAACCATATCCATCATTTGACTCCTTACCTTTACCGTTGAGATAGACAACAGATTTCTTTTCTTCTCCGTTCTCTTTACTCCAAACTTTTCCTTGCTTGTGCTTAGAAGTATCAGCTTCTAATGCCATTAAAAGACTGATTAGTCCAGGGATTGAGTCAACAGGAATTGCAAGACCTATTGTCTTAGGATTTTTCTCTGCATCGTCAAAGGTGTTATTACCTGTAGACCATTTAATTGGATAGGGAAATGCAGGAACGAAATCGTTTTGAAAGTCAGCCATTTGAATAAAAGTGGTTAATTAGTTTACTGGGTTTAATGTCGTTTTTTTGAGACTTGACATTGTATTTACGTCTATTTGAAAGTTGAGTAAGAACTGCTTTTGCAGCGTGATCAACAGCTTCAGGAGTCATTACGGAGAGTCAGATTCTACTTCCGCTATTTTGGACTTTATAAAAGATAAATGCTCTGGAGTCGTAATAAATTCCGATATTTTTTCGGAAGATATCTTGTATTCCTGTCTAAAGGAACTGATGACTCTATTTCTCCCATGAGGAGTTAATGTCTGTAGTTCTTTAGCAAGAGCATCTTTTTGAGATTGAGGGATTGATGCTTGAGCAACTTTTCCAGTGACCATTTCATGGGCAACAGGAGAAGGTTTCACTTGTTTTGCATTAGCACCCCTTTGAGGGGAACGAGCAATCTCTTTCTTTACAGGAGTAGCATCGACTTTCGCTGCCTCTTCAATTTCAATCCTTGCCCATAATTCATAGGCCAATCCAAAGACAAATGCAGCACAAGCACATAAGGCTCTTCGATGCGAGTCAGTTAGATCTCTTGCACTAATTTTCTCCATTGGCAAGGGATTGTTCCTGTTATCCATGATCGGAAAAGGAAACAAAGGTGTTTTCTTTTCTCCGTTCTGGAAAAAACACATCAAATAACCACTTCCATCAGGAGATTCCCAAACAGGTTCCGCTGGTGAAGTGTGTGTATGTGTATCTAAATTTACGGTAGGTACAACTCTAGGCTCAAGATGAAACTCCCAACCCGGAGCATTTTCTCTTAAGTACTGAGTTGTTCTTGCCCAGTTCATATATGTGGCAAAAGATCCTTTTTTATGAAGATCTTCTTTTGATATAAGACCAGACAGGTCAGGAATAGCTCCTGTTTTGGTTTTTGTAGTAGGCATGTGTAATGCTTTTAACTCCTTAAATCTACATTATTAGTGTAGAAAAGTCAACTTAATGTGCG